GGGATACCGCACGTATTGAGCTACGACATCTCCCGGCGCATACGTCGTTGCCGTAGGGTAGATGGTGATGACCTGCCCGGCAGCGGGGTTGTCGATGGTATACGCAGGGTACTGCGCCGATGGAGCCGTCAAGTTCGAGTTGGCCAGCATAGTGATGCGACTGTGCGTAACGGGCTCTGCCTCAGCGCCATTGACCAACACCTTGTTCAGCAGGTAGTAGTCGTCACCTGTGGTAGCGACACTCGGAGTGAAGAACAGGTTGTTTGAATCCTGCGTCAGGGGCCTAGACACCGAGAAGACATCGATGTCTTCGTTGATGCCCTTGGTCATATTGGCATAGTCCGTACCAGACATACGCGCGTTCTCCGCGTTGATGGCTTGGTTGAGACCCGTGAAGTAGTTCTCGAAAATCTCTAGCTGCGCCTGCTTAGCAAACAGGTTGAAGTCGGAAGGAGAGACGTAACCGTAATTGTTCTTGTTGAGAATCGACAATACGGTTTGACGGACTGAATCAATCATTCCCTAAAGATAACTATCTCAAGACCACTAAGTGGCCGAGGCGCTCCACCCACCGAAGCGTATGCTTATTGCGAGCCACAAAACTGTACGTGTATATATCGTCGCGAACCATAGCCCGCTCGTAGCCACCGTCCCAAACGGAATCGAAGCTATTGGAACTCCAAACCAAATCGCCCCATCGCGAGAAAACCTTGACCTGTACGTTGTCCCAGCAGTCAGGTGGCGTCTCAACTTTCCACGCATCATTGACGCCGTCGTTGTCTGGCGTAAAGCCATTGGGGATGTATACCGGGCACTCGATGACATCCAAGCATGGCTCACCCGTGGCGCAGTCGACCTCCATAATCAACGTGTCTATGACCGTGATGTATGTCGTATCGTAGAAATACCAGTTGATAGGAACCACAATGGTGTCGGGGGGTAGCTCGACGTATACAGTTTCTGTAACCACGATGGTATCGGGCGGTAGCTCAACGTATACAGTCTCCGTAACGACAACGGTATCGGGGGGCAGCTCGATATACACAATCTCCGTAACGACAACGGTATCGATAACCACCTCGGGCACAGGGTCGCCGCAGTCGCCCACTACCACCCAGTTGTCCAAGAAGTTTTGGTCTTCGTACAGCCCTGTCCCCCATGGGGTGCCGTCGCCATTTACTCCTACCTCGGCCCAACCTCCGTCAGACGCATACATAGTTTGCCCATAGCTAATCTGCCAGATGACAGCTTGGATGCTATACCCCTCTGTAACCCAGTACGTGATGACGCCCTCGAGGTTGCAATACATCTGTCCCGATGTAGGCCCGTCGACACAATCAGCTTGGTATGGATTGAATAGGGGGAACGTAACCGTATCGCCAGCATAGTAAGGCGGCACAAGCGACTCGTCGTACAGGTTGGTCCAATTCGTTGGCGACTCCGTGGTGGTAGCAGTGTATATCCATCCCGGGTGGTTGCTCTCGGGGTTCAAGGAAAACCCGGACGGGAAGTCCCAACCGATGTTCATAGCGTTGCAATCCTCATCCAAAGCCTGAAAGCCAAACTGCAATTCCGAAATACCATCCGGGCCGCCCTCCCCGCCACATCCATCGGTGCTGTTAAACGCTACGGTAACGGTGCCGAAGATGGGGTCGAAGTCAAGGAGCTCAAGGTCGCACTGGGCGTAAGAAGAAAAGGGGAAGTAGAGTAGTAGGAGCCAACGCTTCATATCTCTAAGGTCCAAAAAAAAAGCCACCCCGAAGGTGGCCTTTTCAATTACGTACTACACTATTAAGTATAGTAGTCGAACTTCAATCCGTATGAATCTTCAACCATAACATTTGCCGCTGGCCATGGGCTGCGCAAAGACTGTTCAATAGCGTTGATTAATTTGTCCTGAAGCTCTTTCGCTACCGCCCTAGTCTCCTCCTCCGACGTGGGGTTGTAGAGCCAAGGGAAAACCTCATAAGTAGTGGAGCCATTGATATCGTAGAAAGTCATATAACAGTCACCGCCGTCGCCTTGCTGGTGATAGGTATACATATCGATAACACCCACACTTTTAATGTCAAGGGTGTAAACAGAACCCTCCTTGTACACCCACAATGGCTTGCTAGATTGAAGGGGTTTGTCTAAGGTCATCATTGCAAGGTCATTAACCAACTCCATCTTCAAAATAGTGGCCACAGCCTTATTGAAAGAAGTCTTAATCTGCTGACCCTCAGATTGAACGCGGTCTCCGACCTTGTATTTAGACCACCAATACTTCGAAGTTTCGATATCGGAGCATTCTTGCGTAAATGCAACCGCTGCGGTAGCAATACTAAACCGAGGTAGGCGGGTGCCCCCATCGCTCTCATAGATGAAGCCGGGCGTCAACGTGATTTCGGTTTCGCTATCTACCGTTTCAACCGTTGCCCAAGAGTTAGAGTTCTCGGGGTTGAATACAACCATACCCGGTTGAACACCTTCAGAGACAAAGGTGCTGTTATCTGAGGTTAAGACCCGCGTTACCGGGTCATATGCATTCCAAGTTTTGGCCCCATATGAAGCAAACATATTGTTAGCGAGGTCTGAAACCTCATTCCTAAGGGGAAGGTTGATTGTGTTCATAAGCTCACATAAATATTGCGCGTAGGAAAATCCTTGGGATACTGCGGTTCAAAGAAAAAATCCGTTGGAGACGACTCAAGCATATAAATAAAGTTTGCGTTTACAAACCTCAAGTAGTTGTAGTCGATGTCTTCGAGTTGATTATCTCCGGGGTTGGGCCCATAAAACTCAAATTCCAAACTTCGTCCGCCAGAATACTGTTCGGCGTCCACATACGGACTATCCACGCGGCTTTTACGAATGGTTACGATTGAATCCAAGTTGGCCCAAGTAGTGTGGCTTTCTAGATTCTCATCACTTTCTGAGTTCTCAAAGGGGCCTAAAAATTTAATCATACGTTGAAACTTGAACAGGGCCAGTTACGCTATTTGCTTTCATGCACTCGCCGATTACATAGCTAATAACATCGTCGGCAGTAGCATCAAAACCGTCGGCACCTTCATAGTCAAATTCCCAAGTTGATTCGTATTCGCCCGGAATAACCAAAGCGTTCGCAATTTCGTCGTCAGAAAAAGTACTAACGACCATCGATGTATTAACCAACTTCTGATACGGAGTCCCGTCCGAAGGATTAATCGTCAATGAAATGAATGTATCCATGACTCAAATGTACTACTCTGAAATTAAAACGTCGAGCGCACGGAGATGGTCAAGGCCCTCGTCGCTAAGCAAGTAAGACGTGGCCAAAGCCACAGGGTCTTCACCGAAAGGAACCGTGACCAACTTCTTCTTATTGGTGGGGCCGTTGAACCAAATCTCAGTCTTGTTGCGGCGGAAAGACAGTAGGTTGTCGTCAAAGAACTTCTGAATCTTAGACTGCAACTTCAAGTCCGGGTCGTTAGCTACACGAAGGAATGTCTCGGGGTCGCGACGCACATAGATAAGCATATCGCGGCGCAACTCCGATGTGGTCATACGAGATGGGTCGATGCCAAGTAAGATGCGAGATACGTGCTCTAAAGCTTCGATACTCATGTTCTTACACTCGACAAGGGCGTCGACCTCGAGGTTAATCTGTTCAACTTCAGCGCCAGCGTCGCGCTCTTCGTTGACCTCCTCATACTTAATCCCATTCATAGGATGGTAGTGGAGGAACTCTTGCAATACGGGGTTGCTCTTGGGTACATGTAAAAACCCATCCTCAAAAACGATGGGCTCGACAATAGCGTTGCCGTCTTGCTCGTCCTCGAAAGGACTCTTTTGATTGCGTGCGTAACGCAATGGGCGGTTCTGCCCCTTCTCTTCGTCCCAGTATAACAGCGGTGTACGCTGGCTTCCGCGACCGGGAATCATAAAGGCAATGGGGGAATTTTTCCGCTTTAGGCGGTATGTTTTATTCTGCATGTTATTTTAATTAAGGGGTGGATATAGGGGAGCACCCGTTGTGCTCCCCCTATCCGATTCACAATCAGTCTTGGAACAAGAAGAAGTTGTTCGCTCCCATGGTGCAGACAGCACGCTCAGAGAGGAAGTTCACTTCCATCGCGTCGAGGTCGCTAGTAGCGGCGCCACCAGCAGAACCTGTAATCCAAGTCTTATACCGGCGGTCCTCAGTCTCTGAGGCGCGGTAGCGGACGTGGAGGAACGGACGCTTGGCGTTCTTACCCAACACTTGGTCATACACGGTAGTGCTACCGGCAGGAACCATCATGCCGTTGATGCCGCCAGAGGCGAGACCACCACGCATAGTTGGGTCGTTCAGGTACTTCCAGTCAGACTTATAGAAGTCGTAACCACGGCGGAAGCCCGTGAAGCCAAGGTTGAGAGCCATCTGCTCGTCGTTGTCGAACAAGCCGTAGCTCGTACCGCCAGCACCGTAGCTGTTCTGAGCAGCCAACATATCGTCGATGGCAAACCCGAAGTCACGGTTAACGAAGATGACGTTCTCCTCGATAGCACCCTGCTTATCCAAGCGAGAGATGATAGCGTCGAAGTCAGCCAAAGCAGCGGGGATACCGCCAGACCAAACATTGCCACGGTCCTCAAGGGTGTAGAAGATACCTTCGGTACCCTTGTTGCCGACGGTGGTGTTAACAACCTGAGTAGCAGCACCAGAACCAGCCTCAGCAGGAACGGCCTCAAGCATAGAGGTCTCGAGGTAGTCGTCAAAGCGGAGACGAGTCTCGTGCTCGGACTTGATGTACCAGAGGTATCCGCTCGCACCATTTTCAGTGGTCACTTCAATCCATCCAATCTGAGCCATGTCAGAACCGTTGATGGCATACTTGTCCTTGAGGATGATGGGGCTCGTTTCAAAGATGAGGTCATCAGCTTCGAGTGAACCTTCCATTCCATTAGTCCCCTTAGAGAACTCCGAACCATAGATGAAGATGGTAAGGTTGGTGTCAGTAAATGCGCCAGCAACACCAGCATATCCGGTCCCCTCATAGAAGGCTACGGTAATCTGGTTATTGGTGAGGTCAACGTTGGTAACGATAGCCTTATTGCTTCCGGTTCCGTTGTTCTGGTCAATCATAACAGTCTGACCAACGCGGATAGCGATGTTGTTCGCTGTATGTCCGCCTTGGAAAGAGTTAGGCACTGCCAAAAGGTCGTTGACCTGAATGGTTGCTGTGGACGCATTGGCCGCAGCAGTCGTTCCACACTCGACGTACTTAGTGTGCAGACGTCCCTGCTCAGCCCACTTGATGAGGTCTGAGTTGGACGGCATCTCTGCACCTACCATACGGAGGAATGAGGATACTGTGCGGTTACCGTAACGCTCGAACTCCTTCTCGTAAGTATCGGGGAGATACTGATTGAGGAAGTCGAAGTTGTTGATGTAGTTTGTTGAGAGCGGAATCTGGTCCGAACTCGGTTGGAGATTAAACCCCGGGCTTGCTTGTACTGAACCTGCCATGGTTTCTTATGATTTGTTTCTTGGACTACGAATTTTGAGCCCCCGACCCGAACTGGGTGCGACGGCACGAACTTTGAATTCCCCCTTAGAAACAGCTTGGGGAACGGGACGCTCGGACATGTTGATGTTTTTTGTCTTGCGCATCACGTCATCCACCGCAGCCGCTTTG